ACCTTGCTATCGGTACAAACGCGTTGGGCGCCAACACCGTTGGAACTAATAATATAGCAATTGGTAATGATGCGCTTCTGTTAGCTACTGCCAGTAACAACCTTGCTATCGGAAGCGGCGCCCTTGACGCCAACACCACAGGTGCTGATAATGTTGCCATTGGCACAAATGCGTTGGGCGCCAACACCATTGGAACTAAAAATTTTGCAATTGGTGTTCTGGCTTTGCAACTTAACACCACCGGCATTGATAATATTGCCATTGGTGTTAGTGCCGGTGATGGTATTACCACCGGCACGGGTAATATTATTATTGGTAGAAATTCCGACACTAGCGTCAACAATGCCGTAAACCAAATTGTCATTGGTACCGACGTTGTTGGTCAAGCCAACAGCAACGTAACTCTCGGCTCCAGTGCGGGCAAGATTTACAACGCCTTCACGACTAACGCGACGTGGACGCAGACTTCTGACGGTACGTTGAAGGAAATTATCGGCCCTGACACGCTCGGCCTATCCTTCGTCAATCGCTTGCGCCCGATTACGTTCCGCTGGAAGCCGCAGAACGAGTTGCCAGTCGATCACCCGTACTACAACGAGATTAATAACCGAGACATTGAGACGGTTATTCACGGCTTCGTTGCCCAAGAGGTCAAGCAGGCTCTTGATGCTGAAGGCTGTTCCACTTTCAACGGGTGGGACGAAGGCCCCGACGGCATCCAAGCCATTAGCCGGGAGATGTTTATCTCCCCCCTTGTCAAGGCTATCCAAGAACTCAATGTAAAGATCGAGGAATTGCAGCAGCAAATCCTGAATCTTTCTAGGGGGCCTTAATATGAAGGTTTTGATCGCAACACCCGCTCATGATGGGCGGGTGGATGTGTGGTACGTTAACGCGCTGGTGAACACGATCCGCTTGGCTCAAGCGAACAACATCTTGGTCCACCCGGTATTCATGTCTTATGACTCGCTTGTTCAGCGGGCGAGGAATGACCTGTTCGCTATCGCTGTCAACGGCGGTTACGACGCGATGATCTTCATTGACGCTGACATGGACTGGAATCCCGAGTGGGTTCTGGAGATGATCGGGCGTGAAGAAGACATCATCGGCGGAACTGCCCGCAAGAAGACCGACGAAGCCGAAATCTATGTGGCTAAGACGCGCGACCTTACCATCCACCCCAACGGCTGCATCAAGTGCGAGAGCCTAGGCACCGGCTTCGTAAAGCTTTCGCGCAAAGCATTCCTGGCCGCTTGGGAAGCCAGCCCCGAGTACCGCAATGAGAACCGGGTCAGCCGCATGGTCTGCAACGTGGAAATCATTGACGGCGAACTCTACGGCGAAGATATCAGCCTGTTCAGGAAGCTGGGTAAGTTGGGCTTCGATTGCTGGCTGAACCCCAACATGACATGTGGGCACATCGGCACCAAGAAGTTTGTCGGTGATTTCCGCAATCTTCTGCCTAAAGAGTCCGCGAGGTGAGGGAGGTGAGAATCCTACTTGCAACCCTCACTCACTCGCGATAGGATGGGCTTCTAACGCAGGAGCCGCCCATGAGCGACAAGATTAGCCGCGTCCAACTTCTCAATGACGCGAAGGCCCAACTCACCCCCTGGACTACCGAGGATGGGCGCCTCTTCCTCGACTACACCGAAGCCGGGGTGCGCCGCACCATCACCGTCACGGCTGCCGGCTACTGCGACTTCCGTGGCTGGTTCAGCGCCTTCTGCGTAGATCAGTTCAACTTCGTGCCCAACGGCGACCTCCTCTCTTCCGCCCAAACCTACTTCGCCCATTGGGTCCGCTCGCGCGGCCAGAAGGTCAAGGACTTCATCCGCGTTGGCGGTAAAGTCGGTGAACTGTATCTCGACATTGGCAACGACGCCAACGACGCTTGGTGTATCTCTGCCTCCGGCATTACCAAGGTGCCGGGCGGCCCGACCCACATCCGTATGCTTCGCGGCGCCGGCATGCTGCCTCTCGTTGAGCCCGACCTCTCTGTCCCCGCCTCTGAGTTCCCCAAGCTCCTGAAAAACTTCATTGCGGCTGACGACGACACTTTCATGCTTCTGGTTGCTTGGCTTCTCGGCTGCCTGCGTCCCGAAGGCCCCTACCCGGTTCTCACCATTTCCGGCGAGCAAGGCTCCGGCAAGTCCACCATCCTGCGCCTGCTGCGCCGCATCATCGACCCGCACGCCCTTGACATGCGTACTCCGCCCGAGGACCAACGCGACCTGCAAGCCATGGTCCGCAACTCCTTCGTCCTCGCCTACGACAACGTCTCTCACATCACCAACAAGATGTCCGACGCCCTGTGCGTTATCTCGACGGGCACCGGAGCCCAAGGTGGCCGCGCCCTCTACACCAACGCCGAAGAATCCGCTGTGCGCGTGTGCCGCCCTGTCGCCATGAACGGTATCCCGGACGTCGTCGAGCGAGGCGACCTCGTTGACCGCTCCATCCACGTTCACTTGCCCCGCATCGACCCTCGCCAGCGCCGCGACGACCTAGAGTTCTGGGATGCCTTCCACGCCTGCCACTCCCAACTTCTCGGCTCCCTCATGAATGCTGCGTTGATTGCTACACAAAACTATGGTAATGTAGTGCTTGCTGAAAAGCCGCGCATGTCTGCGTTTGCTGTGTGGGCAGTCGCGGCCGAAGAGTCTTTCGGTTGGCAGCCGGGTCGCCTCATGGAGGTGTACAAGCGCAATCGGTCGGCTGCCGAAAGTCAGATGCTTGAGTTTCATGGCATGGCTTCGGCCATGCTCCGCATGATGGAGAAGCAACGTGAGTTTTCTGGAACCTACTCGGACTTGATTGGTCAACTCGAAATGAACATCGGTCCCCGCGAAAAGCTGCCCCAAACCTCCCATAGCTTTGCGGCTGAACTGCGCCGCATCCGCCCTGCGCTCGAACGCCACGGCCTCCGCTTCTACAACGCTGGCCGCTCCGGTGCCAACACGCAGAAGGGGCGCTCCCGCATTTCCATCGTTCGCATAGACGACGAGGCGGAGGCTTCTGCCGCATGAGTGACGACAACGACGACAAGCCCTACGTCCCCAAGGTCACAACCAAGCCGAAGCCCGCCTACCTTGTCGAGCGGGACAAGCGAGAACTAAAGAAGCAAGGCAACCGCCCCTCGCAGAGCAATCGCATCGCTAAGTACCGGCGCGAACTTAAAGAGATGAACATCCATAAGCCCCTGCGCCACACTACCAAACAGCATGTCGAAGCCATCAAGACCATCAAGGAACACTTGCAGGAAACGTGGAAGGCGCATTGGGACAAGGCCGAGAACTATCGCAAGCTGACGCCCAAGCAGATCGAGTTCGCCCGCCAGTACGCCATCAATGGCCGTACCAACAAGTGCGGCGCGGCTCGCCTCGCTGGCTACGACAGCGGCAATTACAACATCCTGCTCCGCATGGCTAACAAGAACTTGGCCCTGCCGCACTTCCACGATCTAGTAACAGCATTCGAAATTGAGGAGAAAGCCCGCATGAAGATCAATATCGAAGACGTCGTCAAATGGTTTAACGACATCGCTACTGCCGCAATGCAGACCGGCGACTTCACCAACGCCAATCGTGCGATGGAAAACCTTGCCAAGTACTTGGGCATGTTTGTGGACAAGAAGGAAATTACGCACCGCACCGTCCACTCCAAGGAAGAACTCGACACCCGCATTGGCGAACTGACTGCCATCTTGCGTGAAGCGGAGCCGGAACTTGAGCGTAAGCTCCGCATCAACTAAGGAAGACGCACTCCTTCAAGTCAAGGCGGAGCTTGCAGAGGCCCTTCACCAAAAGGCGGTGATTGAGGCACGCGAGGACTTTTATGTCTTCGTCAAACTGCTGGCTCCGCTTATGCTCGACGGCAACGACTACCGCGACGGCAAGCACATTCAGGCCATCGCTGCCACCCTTGCTGACGTCGAGGAGGGCTCGATCCCTCGCCTTATGTTGGCCCTGCCGCCCGGCTCTATGAAGTCCGTCCTCCTCATGTTGTTTGCCGCGTGGAGCTTCGGACGCAATCCCACATGGCGTGTCATGTGGATTTCCCACACGACCGACAAGGCCGTCGAATGTTCGGGCCGTATCCGCGACCTTGTGCGCTCCACCGAATACCTCGAAATCTTCCCCGGTGTCCAGATCCGCGACGACATGTCCGGTGTCACCGGCTGGAAGCTGACAGCAGGCGGCTCCTTCCTTCCGGCAGGCGCGGGCAAGTCCATCGCCGGCTACCGCTTCAACCTAGGTATCCTCGACGACCCGCTCTCCGAGCAGACCGCCAAGTCCGACAGCGAGCGCGAGCGAGTCAACAACTGGTATGGCCCCGGCTTTCGCTCCCGTAAGCTGCCCGACTCCCGGATCATCCTCGTCAATACGCGGTGGCATGTCCGCGATCTTTCGGGCTTCCTCCTAGACAAGGCGGCTCGCAACGGCAAGGTCGATCAGTGGGAAGTCATCTCCATTCCCGCCCTTCTCGACCACGCCTCTGCCGAATACCTGATGCTCCCCGAGGGTGCCTCTTACTGGCCCGAATACATCACCATGGAGGATCTGACCGCCACTCGCGAAAGCCTGGCGCGTTCTGATTGGGGCGCCCTCTACATGCAGACGCCCGTTGGTGACGACGGCAACGTCTTCAACAAGGATGACTTCCAAGACTGGGACGAGGAAGATCCGCCCGAGTGCGACGAAATCATCCAGACCCTAGACACCGCCTTCTCCACCAAGGCCACAGCCGACTACTCCGTGATCCAAACATGGGGCATCTTCCACCTGACCTACACCGATGACAAGGGCTTCGAGTACCAAGAGCCTAATGCCATCATGCTCAACCAGGTGCGCCCC